GCTCTATTAAACAAAGTTCAATGACTGAAATTGATTTAAAAAATGAGGTTAAGAAAATTCAAGAATCAACAATGTTAGAATCAATTAAATTAGGCAGAATCAACGAACTTTATCAAAAATTTTACAATTAGATAAAAACTTTATAGTTGACATTAAAATTTAATATTATATTTTAGATGCAAACATTGTCCGATGTAAAGTAAAAGGGAGCTAATATAGTCTTTGAAATTAAGGGTAGCAATTAGGAGGGAGTAATCCCCGATTTTTATTATTTTTAAATTCAAATATTTATATTATATGTCATCGACTATGAATCAAATACACACTAAAGCTTTTAGCGATATGCTAATTGAAGCAGTGCAAGTCCAACAATCAGCACTTGAATTTGCTTGTGCAAGAAAAGAAATCTTTAAAGGTGAGGCTTTATTTTTTAATAAAATAGGAACAACTGAACTAAAGAAAAAAGACGGAACAAATCAAAATACTATTTTTTCAGATATTGCAAACACTAGAAGAAAAGTATCGTTTGACACTTTCAACGATGCTGTTGCTATTAATCGTTTTGATACCGATAGATCAACAATTGTTGGTTTAGATACTGGTTATCTTAACTCTTTAAAATTTGCCGCTGAAAGAAAAAAAGAAGAAATTATTGTTAATGCAGCAACTGGAGTTGCTTACGAAGGTAAAGAAGGCACTACTCAAGTTTCTTTTCCTGATGCAAATAATACTGTTTATCAAGATGGAACTGCAAGCTCACAAGGAACTTCTGGCGAAAGCGGAACTAAAACTGGTTTGATTGCTGATAAAATCTTGCAAGCTTTATTCCTTTTACGAAAAAACATGAAAACTGGCAACATTAAAGAAAAAATTTATTGTGCCATTTCTGCAGAAGAAGAATTACAACTTTTGCAAGACAGCAAAATTATTAATCGTGATTATTCTGCTGGACAAGTTCTTGATAAAGGTATTGTAGGTTCTTGGTTAGGAGTTAATTTTGTTAGAACTGAACTTTTAAAAATGCCTGCTGATTATATTCGCGAGGTGCTTTTGTTTACCGACCAAGCAATTGGTTTAGGTTTACCAGGCGAAGTGTTTTTAAGAGCTGGTGAAAACCCTGAAAGACAATATCAAAATCAAATGTATATTGAATTAAGCTTTGGAGCGGCAAGAGTTGAAGACGAAAAAATCGTTAAAATTCGTTGCAAAAGCTTATACAAACAAGACGGAACTAAATAATTAATTAACAATTTTAAATATATAACTATATGGCTATTAAAAATTCAAACGAAATAGTAAACTTGGCAAATCTTGCTTTAGTTCCACCAGTTTTGCCACAAGCAAAAACAAATGGAGGACAAATTCAATCTATAACATCGATTGTTTCTATTGCTACTGACGATAACGCAACTTCTATATGGAGAATTGCTAGACTTCCTTCAAATGCTCTACTTAACCAATTAATAGTTGCAACAACTGCTCAAACTGGAAGTACTGACTTTGACATAGGAATTGCTTACAATCCTGATAAAGTGAATGGTGCGACAATTAGTGTAAATTGTCTTGCTGATGCTTTAACTCTAGCGACTGCAAGTCGTGTATTAGACGGCTTAAAAGATGTTAGCATTGCTAACTCTGCTAAAGAACTTTGGGAATTGGCTGGTTTAACTGCTGATCCTAAATGTAATTTAGATCTAATTTTAACTGCAAATACTATCGGCACTGCTGGTGGAACTGTTGGTTTTAAAATTGAATATAAAGTTTAATGACTTCAAAAACTGAATTATGTAATCTAGCATTATTAAAGTTAGGTAAGGGTCGTGTTCAAGATATTGACACTGACCCAAGCCAACAAGCTACTGACTTGAAACTTGCTTATGATTTTGCATTAAACCAGATTTTGAACGAAGCCGAATGGAGTTTTGCGGTGCGTAGGCAAGCCTTAAATAAGCTTACTGAAACACCGCTTTACGAGTGGAGTTATAAATTTTTATTACCAACCAATCCCGAATATATTAAACTTATTTCTATTGAAAATGATCCTGATTATGCAATAGAAGGAAAATATATTTTAACTAATGAAGATAACATAAAAATTACTTACATTGCTAGAATTACAGATCCTAGCGAATACACTACTGGTTTTAAAAATGCTTTTGTGTTATTGCTTGCTACAAAAATATGTTATAATTTAACTGGCTCTGATAGTAAAGAGAAGCAATTATTAACTGAATATGACAATGCTTTATATCAAGCTATAACACAATTTAAGGCGATTAGAAATGAAACGCCATTAACTAGTAATGAATGGATTGATATTAGACAAAATGGCTAAAATAGATGAAATTCAAACAAGATTTAACGCTGGCGAACTATCTCCTAATATCGATGGAATAGTTGATTTTGAGCCTTTTTTTAATGGTGGATCAATAATTGAAAATTTTGATGTTCACCCTCAAGGATGGTTATTTAGAAGAAAAGGCACAAATTTTGTTGGTGAAGTTAAAGATTCAACAAAAAAAACTCGAATAATAAGATTTAAATATAGCACTGATCAAGTTTTAATTATTGAATTAGGAGTAGGTTATTTTAGATTTTATTCGCAACAAGCTTTAGTTTTAAGCGGTGGAAATGCTTATGAGGTGGTCAATTCTTTTACTGAAAATGATTTAGATTATATTAGATATATTCAAAAAGATGATGTTATTTGGATGGTGCATCCTTTAAAAGGAATTTATAAATTGATAAGATTCTCAAATAATGATTGGAGTTTTAATCAAATTGATTTGCTATATGGGCCATATCAAAAAGAAAATGTTATACAAGCTAAAACAGTTTCAATAAATAACCATGGAGCAGTAGGAACAACAGGCACAATGACCGCAAGTGGACACACTCCATTTACTGCAAATCATGTCGGCAGTTTATGGCTCGTAAGAGATGGAACAGCTTACGCTTATTTAAAAATTACTTCATTTACCTCTTCAACATCTGTTGGTTATACCTCGCAATCATCAATTGCCACTTCTTTTACTTCTAAAACATTATATACTTGGAGTGAAGGTGAATTTGGTTTGCATCGTAGTTATCCAAGAGCAATAACATTTCACGAACAAAGATTAGTTTTGGCTGGATCAATAAATGAACCTCAAAAAATATGGTTTAGTAAATCTGCTGACTTTGAGAATTTTGACATAGATTACAATGCAATGACTGTTGATGATAGTTTTAATAGAACTATTGCCAGCTCCACTAACGATTCTATTTTATGGTTATTTAGTGATGAAGTTTTGTTTATTGGTTGCACCGATAGTGTTTGGAGAGCTAAAGCTTCAAATAATTCTGCTGGAATGTCAAATACTGATATTGACCTAAAAAGACAAATTGCCTTTGGTTGTGAATGGGTTGATCCCGTTTATTGTGATTCAACTCCTTTTTATTTACAAAGAGGTAAACAAAAAGTAAGAGGAATTGATTACACTAACACTGAAGCAAAATATAAAGCTAGAGATATAACTATTAGAAGTGATCATATTACAGGAGCTGGTTTAAAAAGGTTTGATTATCAACAAAATCCCGTGTCTACAATATGGGCAATTAGAGATGATGGTCAAGTAGCTAAATTTGTTTTTGAAAGCGATCAAGAGGTTAATTGTTGGACAAGATTTACCACAAATGGGATTGTTGAAGATATTGCAATTATACCTTCCACTAAAGAATATGACGAGGTTTATTTTTTAGTTAAAAGAACAATAAATGGCACGACAAAAAGATTTATTGAAGTATTAGAGCCTAATTTTAGTTATAATAATTTAAATTATATTTATTTAGATTCTTGCTTAACTTACAATGGAACGCAAAGCACAACTCTTACTATTGGTAGTGGTATTGCAACTGCTGGTAGTGCTATATTTTCTGCATCAAGTGTTGGAAAAGAAATAAGAAATTTAAACGGCACAGGTAAGGCAAAAATAACTGCTTACAATTCTACTACAGAAGTAGGGATTACAATTATTAGAGATTTTAGCACGAATAATTTAACTTCTAATAATTGGGCAATTGCTATTCAAGAAGTAGGGGGATTAACGCATTTAATAGGATCTAGTGTTGAAGCAAATGGCGATGGAGCAACTGATCCTGATGCAAAAACTGTAAATGCTGAAGGTAAAATTACATTAAAAAATTTTGCATCAATAATTCATGTCGGATTAAAATATAATTCAATATTTACATCTTATCCAATAGAAAGTAAAAAACTTTTACAAGTTGTAGGATCTCAACAAAATAAACTATTGCGAATTACAGAATTAGCTATAAAGTTTTTTACATCAAGAGCGGGTTTAATTGAAATAGATAACAAGCAATTGCCTATTATTTCAAGAAATTTATCTGATAATATGAATGAAGCTCCAACTTTTAAAGACGGGTTAAAAATAATTACAGTTGCTGGAGATTGGGGTTATGATAGAAAATATAGCATAATACAAAATGAGCCACAAGCTATGAATATTAAAAATATAACTTACGAGGTAAATAACTAATGGCATTAGCCCCTTATATTTTTACAGCAGGAGCAGTTTTAAATTTAGGCAGTAGCATTTACGGTGCTAACATGGCTAAAAAGGACTTAAAGCGACAAGCAATGGCATTAGAAGATCAAGCTAGGTTAGTTGAAGAACAAGGTCAATTTCAAGCCATACAAACCGCAAAACAATTTGAAGGATTACTTGGAGAACAAAAACTTTCAGTTGCTACAAGTGGGGCAGAAATGGAAGGTTCAGTATTAAATATTTTTGATAAAACAATTGCAGATAAAGAGCAAAATATTGCAATAATTAAAAGAAATGCTCAAATTGAAGCAGATTTATTAAGGCAACAAGCAAGTCAAGCAAGAAAAAAACGAGGAAGATTATTATCTACTGCAATTTTATCAAGCGTAGGAAATATTGGTCAATCGGCTTCAACTTTTAATTTCCAAGGAAATAATAAAAATACGCCAACTCAATCACAATCAACTTAGGTAAAATATGGTTAAAATACCCGAATCTTTTGGAATAGTTGCAAATCCTTCAGCAAAAACCAATATTGCTATGCCAGACGCGCAATTGTCTCAAATGTATGCAAATACAGGTATGCAATTGTCTAATAATTTGATGAATATAGCTAATCAAGTAAGATATCAAGAAAAGAAGCAAGAAGAAGCTTTTAATGCCGCTCAAATTATAGATTTTAAAACAAAACTTGCTACTTTTGAAAATGAAAAAAGAATTGCTTTAAATGAATTACCCGCAACTGATCCAACAGTTTTTGAAAAAACAAAATCAACTTTTGAAACAGAAAGAAAAAATTTTATTACAACTTATACTGATCAATATAAAAATAATCAAGAATTATCAAATTTAATAAATAGGCAAGCAAATGTTGATGCAGTAGATTTTAAATTTGATGTAGATAGAGCAATTTCTGGTAAGAAAAAAGAATACGGTACTAATAAAATTTATGAAGGGATTTATTCTATAAACCAAAGATTAGAAAATGGTGGAAATTCTACAAAATTATCAAATGAGCTTAATGTTGTTTTACAAACAGGTTTACAAGCTGGATTAATTGATCAAAATGATATTAATCGTGAAAAAGACAAGCAAAAATCTATTATTGAAGATTTACAAAGAAAATATGAATTAACAAAACAAGCAAATCTAGTTGCAAGCGGACAAATTTATATTGATCCTACTGATGGCGATGATAGAAAAATTGGTGAATTAGCATTTAAAACGCAATTAGAAAATACAATAAAGAGAAACGGGGATGCTGGATCTGCGGTATTTGGTTTTGTCCAAAAAACTGGTTATGTTCCACAACAAGTAAAAAGTAATTGGGGAGCTTTATTAAATGTTGGTAGCCCTAACCAAAGAGTAGAAATAGCTGAAAATATTGCTTCATTAGTTGATAGTAATCCTCGTTTACAAAATCAATTTAATAGCGATGATATAAATTTTGTTTATGCAATAAAATCAAGAATAGGAACAGGTTTACCAAATGAAAATATTATTCAATATGCTGAAAAAGAAATTAATAAATTTCAATCAATGGATAGACTAGCTAAAAAACAAGTTATAAGAGATCAACAAAAGAAATTAGATAATGAATTTAATAATTTAAAAGATGATTTAACTGATCAGGGTTTATTTAGTTTATTTAAGTCTAATCCTGAAATAGAAGAGGGGATTAAACAAAATTATCAAACTTTAGTAAATGATGTTTTTTTAGATAACCCAAGTGCTACTTTTGATGGTGCTACTGAATTTGCTAAAAATCAATTAAAAAATTCTTATAAAATCACTTCTGTTGGAAAAAAACGAGTTATGAAAGATGCTCCTGAATCTTTTTTTTCTGGCGATACTTCTTGGATTAATAAACAATTTGAAACTACAGTAAAAGATGCTATTGGTAAAAATGCAAATTTAGATAATTATGTCTTGCAACCTATAGCAAACGAAATAAAAAAAGGAAGACCAGTTTATGGTATTGTTGAGGTTGATCAATATGGGCAAATGAATGCCGTATTAAATCAAAATAATCAAAAATTATATTTTCAACCAAATTTAAAACAAGTTCAAAATAAAAAATAATGCCTACATCTAAAAACTTAATAGGAATAAATACTGGAGAAAACATTGTAATAAATGACAACGCTAACCTAGAGCCTATGATGGCAAAACCTATTAAATTTGAACAAACTAATTTTAATCAAAGTCAAATTGCTAAAGCCGCTTTTGAACGAGAAAATACTGCTGTATCTTCTATTTTAGAAGCATCTTATCAATTAAAATTTGATAATGAAATTGATCCTAATTTTGATATTAGCGAAGTTATCGATGGCGATATAAAAGGCAGTAAATATGAACCTTATCTGGATAATTTTTTAGAATTTAAAAATCCTAATCAAGTAAAGGCTTTAAAAGATAAAATTGATAAAGAAGATGAAAATACTAGAATTTTAAATGAAAGTGGGTGGACAGGCGTTGCATGGAGTTTAGCGGCTGGAATTTTAGATCCCGTAAATTTTATTCCTATTGGTGGCGGTGTTTACAAAACTTATAAAGCTGGTAAAGTTGCAAAAGGTATTGCTTTAACTGCTGGAGCTGGAACAGTAGGGGCGACAACAAGTGAAGGAATTTTACAAGCAACACAAGAAACAAGAACAATTGAGGAAAGTGCTATAAATATTGCAGGAGCTACTTTACTTGCTGGATTTTTAGGCGGAAGTGCTGCTTATATATCAAAAAGAAAATTTAACAATTTAGCCAAGAAAGTTGAAAAAGATGTGGAAAATGAAACTGCCGATATTCGAGTTAATCCTGAAACTCAAAAAATAGAGATAAAACCAGAAACTACAACTGCTAAAAATGTTGAAGAACTAGACGCTATTAAAAAATATTATAATGATATTTTAACTCCTCAATTAAAAGCTGAAGGTAAAGAAATTCCTACTTTTGCTGATTTTAGAAAACAACAACAATCTTTAATATCAACAATAACTCAAGATATCGCTGGAGCTGTTAAAGGTGAAAAAGTATTAAAGAAAATTAATTTAATTGATAATTTAAATCCTATTCAAAGATTAACCCAAACTCAATATGCAACCGCCCCTAAAGAAGTAGCGGAAAAATTGATGAAAACTGGTTTAATGTGGAATAAAAATAAAATAGGGATCGCTTCTGCTCAAAGTGCTGAAATATCTAAAAAAACATTACAAGCTTCTTATTTTAATGCTTATAAACCTTTAGAAAAAAAAGCTTTTTATAATTTTCAAAAAAGAATAAAAAAAGAAGGTTCTAAAAATGCAACCGAAGAAAATATTGTAAAATCTTCAAGTTTTACTGAAAAATTAGATAAAAAATTATTTGGTGGATCTCAAGAAAAATTTTATGAAGAATTATCAAGAGCTTTAAGAAATAACGATAAAAGCGAAATACCAGAAATTGAGCAATTAGCAAAAACCGCAAGAAATGAAGTTATTTCAAAGCTAGGTAAAGAAGCTGTTAATGTTGGACTGTTAGATGAAAAAATATTAACCACAAAA